TTCATTTTCGTCTAAACCAGCGTCTCTATAAAGCTGTCGCTGTTTTCTATAAATATCTTTTTGTAAATCATATTTTCTCCGCCCTTCTTCAGAAAAACGATCTCTAACACCTCTATATAGGTGTCCGAGTATCCCCCCAGACTTACCAAAAGTTTTTAGAGAATCCCACAAGCCTTCAGACTCTCCTGGCATATCTCCTGGCATATCTCCTGTATTTGGGTCACGATTTATGTTTCTAAGAATATTCGCCAGAGGAACGATACCAAGGTCATGCCCTTCTTTGCCATATTCATCCCTAAGACCTTGGTAATCCTCAACCAAATTATCGTATTCAGGTAATTTTGTTGGTCCAGGAATAGGAGGTGGGCTATCCATCATGTAACCACCGCCTCCACCTGGAACCAGCGTTCTACGATTTGGGTCAGGCACAGGCTCAAATTCTTCTTGTTCTGGTGTTGTTATTATCAGGTCTTGTTCTGTTGTTATGGGGTATTTTTCAACAGGAGGCATTATATAGTCTCGATTTCTATGTCGCTCATATTCCTCATCAAAACTATATTGAAAAGAAGGAATACCATTCCGCATAATCTGGCCACCAGCAGGGCCAACCCCACCACCCAATGACCGCAATATATCCGCTTCGCCTTGTGTTATATAGGCTGGCATATGTCCTTGTGGGGCTTGGCGTTGCAACGCCCGACCCATCATTTCGCCGTATAAATCTCTAGCCATTTGCTATTGCCCTTGCAAACATTTGTCTTTCTCTCGTTGGGGTTCCTCTGGGAGCTATTGCATCACGAAGAAATAACTCGGCAGACTGTTTATCTACAGGAGTAGAAGATGGATTCATTTTCTCCCATCTTATTCTTTCTTCTTCAGTAGGCTCTGCTCTTTTGTGATATTTTGTCCAATAATCAAACCATTTAGACGGATTGTTTTCTTTTATTGTTTTAGTAAAATTGTTTATTGCCCCTAGATGATCGAGAATAAATAATTCTGTCTGTTCTTGCTTATTTAGACCTGCTTCTACAACATCAAAATTATTTTCTTTTAATTTCTGTAGCCAAGGAGCTTTTACTTTAAATCCTTCAGCTCGATTAACTGCGGTTTTAGCCGAAGGCTGTTCATACTGGTACATTCCCCTTGCAGGTCCACCATTTTCTTGAACAGCAGAAACATCTGAATTGGATTCAAAGTCAGAAATAGCTTTTGCCAAATTTAAGAGAGTGTCAAGATTCTCTCCCTCGATTCCCTTTTGCCCCAAAACATCAAGAATTTCAGGCGAAAGTCTAATTTTGTCATCAGCCATTGATATAAAACCAATACATAATAAAACTAATAATAATAGTTTGTGGTACAATAATTGCGCTAAATAACATCAGAGCGCTTAACTGTGCGCTCCGCCGTGATATTTTCCGTTGCCTTTGCAGGGTTAAAGGTTCCGTGCGTGTGGACTGGTGGTTTTTGTCTATGGTTTCTTCCATAGAGGCTTGCACCTGCTGTTCTTGCGTCTTTCGCTTTAGGGCCTTTATTTGCGTTACTGTACGATTCACTTCCTGTAAATCCTGGCATCTACTTATTCCTTCTGTTATACGCCTGCATAGTTTCCTTCAGGCTCGTTGACTGCTAAGATTCCTGCCCTTGGGCCACTCATCCGCAGTATAGGTTTCGCTCCATCTTGCATCTGATAATCTGCAAGACGGGTTTGGTACTCAAGATACTGTTGGTCATAAGGCAGCCCCTTAATTTTAAGAAACCGCCATACGACCCCCAAAATTATTAAATCTTCTATTAAAACAGTTGTTTGAGAATCTCCTGTAAATTTAGCAGCATTAGCAGTTGACCCTCCAGAAGTGTCCACCCAATTTTTAGATACATACTCAAAGAAAACACTTTGAGATGCGGTTGGAGTTGGATGAACAATTAACAAATTACCCCTGATTCTAAAGTAGTTAGTTACTCCCTCGGAAACAGTTGCTTTTAACCTTTGCCATTCCGAATCTGTTATTGGCCCGTAATACTTACGATTTGTGGTTCTGTTCCACATAGTGTTGTTAGAAAATCTGCCAAAATCGGTTGCAATGGTTGTCATAGCTCCCTGACTTTCTGCGGCTGCTGTAGTAAAGCTCCCCTCTTTTACAATTACATTCCAAGGGTATGCTTGCACTAAAGACTTTCCTTCTTCATTCGCACACGAAAGAAGCTGGATTACAGAAGTATCTGTAGAAGAAGTCACCGCATTAGGTGACGGAATCCCAATAAGTTTAGCTGAATCTTGGCAAATAGTTAGTAATGTCATCCTACTACCTGTTTAGGTTCGTGACCTGCTAAATCTGCCAGATATTTTCTGGCATTTTTACGCATGGTCATAAAATCTGTTCCCCCCTTATTACAAGTTGCGTCTGATAGTCCTGCAAGCTCCTCAATCGTATGAATATCTTTATAATTTAAGGTTTTCATCTTGCGGGCTGTCATCCCCTCCAAAAGAGACAGGCCTGTCCCATGAGACTTTGGTTGACGAACCTTTTTGTTAGGGTCCTCCTGCCATTTCAGGTAAATCTGAAATACTTTTGGAAACTCTGTCTGTACTCGTTTCAAAGCATCTTCATCCGTATGCTTATATGCTACATCATCTCCTCCCATTAGTGGCTTAAACCAAAACTGCGCTACCCCATCAGAAATGGGTTCAAATTCACATCTTACATCTGTTGATCTTAGGTTCTGTATTTCTATTGTCATTCTCAGTTACCGAGGGGGTTTCCCCCCTCGGTTCCCTTATGTGGTTAAAGTAACACTATAACCTACAAATTAGTCTTTGGACTAGATCGCAGCCGACATTGGCCAAGTCCCCATACCAGCAGCAGAACCAGCAGTTCCGCTACGAGCAGTTGTCAGGAACAGACCATTAACAGCCGTCTGAGATGTTGACGCATCATCCAGCGATCCAGCAGTAGCAGAAGAATATAGGGTTACGTCTGCGGCACAAGAAGCAAGCACATTCATTGTGACTACTCCTGTGAGTTGGACCCAACCATATTCGCCAGAACTGATGGCTGCTGGAGCTACACCGACAATGTGTCCATCATCAATGAGTGCCTTGGTGCAAGGAACCCCCGAATAGGCTTCTGTAACTGCTGCTACATCATACTGTGCTATTGCAGAACCAGCAGTAATATAAAGCCATGTTGAGTTATCGGTTCCTATCATACGAGTGCCAATGGCCTGACTTGGGGTGGATTCTGTTCCACCATCAAAATCAATACCAACGGCAGATTGTGTTGTGTATGCCATTTATTCCTCCTACGCCTGAATGACGCCTTGGCGGGCACGGTTTGAACAGGTCATGTTACCTGCCCAAGCTACGGGCATTACCATTGCGTCTTGGTTGACAGAGGCTTTTTCACCAAGAGGTACGAACTCACGACCCTCTGCATAACGTAGGAACAGATAGTCAGTATTGAGGAAGTACATTCTTGTAGCATTACATTGATCGTCATAATAAACAGGAGCATCCATGAACATTAGGTTCATAAATCCAGCCGAAGCTGAATCATCAGAAACAAATCTCTGGTTGCTCTGTAAGGATGACCAATAAAAACCAAAGTAAGTGGTTCCACCTACAATGACTTTAGGCCGATCAGCCCCACGAATTGTACTCAGCCACAAAGTATTCATGGCTGATTGGATAGTTGTAGCAGAAGCAGTTACGCCTTCTGTGGAGAAGTCATAAACTTGATTCTGCCAAAATGAATAAGTGGTAGAATTGATACCACCTACTGTGTTTCCAACAGTACCAGGAACAATAAGCTGTAAACCGCCTAGTTCCTTGCTGCTGGTGCCTGTGCCGTCTGCATAAAGAGCAGTAGCCATTGTATTTTTGAGAGATTTCTCAAGATTACGGATACGACTTTTGAGAAGATTAAAAATCTGCTCTGGGCCGCTATTTTCCACCTGTTCCAAACCAGAAATAACCACATTACCAGCAAGCTGCTTGTAGTTAAATTCTGCGGCTGTGAAAACATTACTCGTTGATGTATCCAGAACCTCGTATCCAGAATACCACTTAACTGTGGAGTTTTCTGCATATTCTAGTTCTTGGACAATGGTACGACCTGTGGCTGGTTGTTTACCGCCATCACGATCAATATGACGCAAAAGCGCATTGTTGTTCGTGATATTGTCGGCCATTGTTTTAGAATAGCCAGCGAGCGTAGTGGTGACGATTTCCGTATAGGTACTATTCGGACTCGTTGCCATTTTTGGCTCCCATCATAGGAGCAACACCAGCTTACTACATACTTATATTCTGGATCGAATCTCGCAATAAACCATCAAGATCAGACTGTTTTACAGAACCTTTAGGTGGCGCACCAGATGAAGAAGGCTTGGCCCGTTTTGCTTTTTCTACGGCTACCTTTCGCCTTTCTTCCTCTTTGTTCGCTACAGCCTTTCGTTCAGACTCAAGAGTTTGTTTATACAAATCCTCATCTAAACGTAAGGCCATATTATAGGCCTGTTTCAAATCTGTGGTTTCGCCAGAATTTACCAGCCGCCCCATCCGTTCACGCAATTTTTCAAAATGTGGGTACAATAAATCACCGCTTTTATCTTTTTGATTGGCAAAATCTTCTACCTTATTCACAAGCTGTCCATAACGCTCTTGCTGTTGCGACTGTTCCATTGATCTTAAATATTGAGCCTGTTGATCTAGCTGCTGTTGCAGTTGTTGATACTGAGGGTCAGCAGGTTCTTGGTAAACATTCTGCTGATCCACGCCTAAATCGCTTGACTGCGGAGCTACACCGTAATGCTGGGCGAGATACTCAAGTGTTTGCCTCGGATTTTGCCGTAGAGCCTGATCGTAGGTCATAAGCCGTGCAATATACTCTTGCGGCTCAATTCCATTTGCCCTCATCTGGGCTTCGTAAGGCTTTACGACATCAAGAACACCTTGCGCTTCTTTTCGCTGCTCGGCTAACTCTGATGTCTTGCGTGTGAACGCTGCGTCACGCTCCTTTTCCCTTTTCAACATAAACGCCTGTTGATCTTCGGGCAAAGTTTCAAACGCTTCACGTTCTTCTTTGGGCCATGTTTTCGGTGCGCTTATTGGTTTGGGTTCTGGGCCTGGAGTATCCTCAACTTCGGATTCAGACTCCTGACTGAACTCGGCATCTGTAACATCACCCTCGGCGGTATCGTCAGATGGGTCCGTTTGGACTTCGACTAGTTCCGCTTCTTGTTTATCAACGGCCTTATTCTCTGGAGTGGGTCGCTCGCCGTTGTCTTGCGACTCTCCTCCAATGGCACTTTCCAAAATGCCATCTAAAATCTGTGAAGATGTTTTTGCTTCTGTAGCTGGCCCCGTTTCAGGGGTGCTTACTTCATTCTCCGCCATTTGTCATATTCTCCCAATTCTTAGGCCGTTCACTACCAGCCCAATCATTCCCAATTTGTCTAACGTTATGCTTTCGTTCATGCTCTCGTAAACTGCTACGACTTGAAATTACTGAATTGTCTATTGGACTTTCAAATGGCTCTATATCCGATACAATAAACAAGCGTGGCTTTTCTGTTTTCGGTTTTACACTTGTAAAACGCCCTTGTCGAGCTTTCCACACAATTTTTTCGTAATTATCTGTGTACTGCGTCATCTATTCTGTTCTGCCATTTTTAACTCTGCTTCCAACATAGCTAAATCTTCTTTTGACCGTACCCGTTCAGTTGAGGCTCTGCCTTCTTCTTGTAGCTTCTGTGCTTCGGCTCGTTCTTTGCTGTTTATGTCTGCTAACTTGCCTTGCTGACGTAATTGCTCCATTTGCATTTGGGCTGCTAGTTTCTCCTGCTGCATCTGCTGTTCTGGGGAAACTTGTGGCTGCTGACGGGCAGCTTGTAGTTGCTGCATAATAGCCATTTCTGTTTGGTCTATAGTATCCTCAAAGGTACGCCCAATTTTCCATGCACCAGCAACAAATTTTACGATTTCAAAAGCCAGAGGAGTTAAATCTGGAGAAGCCTGTGTCACCTCAACTGCCTTAACCAAATACGCACCTAACGTATCAGCGAATTGGATTCGGTTACGTTTTTCTTCTTCTTCATCTTCAAATACTGTGCTGTTTGTCTGGACTTCTATTACATAACTACGCAATTTATCATTACGCAGAATTTCCAGCATTTCTTCTGAAACAGGCAGACTGGTAATTTTTTCCAGTATTTCTGGTTCATAATTTTCTGCTATCAACTCTGCTTTAATACGGAATAAATCACGAATATAATGTTGAATATCGTCTTGTCGTCTGCGTAACCGCATAGAGCCAAATCTGGCCTTTAGCTGTTGAGCAGTAGCCGTTTCAGAGGCTTTTGTGCTGCCACGCAAAATGTCACTAATACCAGTAACTTCATATATAATCTGCAATACTGCATTACGCTGTTGGTACAGACCATTTACAACAGTAGAGATTTCACCAATCTGTTCTGTTTGAAAAGCCCCAACCAGACCTCCCTTTTGCGTTAGATTTGCAAAGTTTTCTGACGGAACGAACTCATTATCTCCAGCATTAGCCAAATGAGCCAACTCTGGGATAGCAGCATCATACACGCCCCTTCGTTTTAAGCCCTCAATTAAGAATGTAATCCTGGTTGTTAGGCGGTCTAGCTCCTCTGCCTGATCTTGGTAAAGGGTATATTCGGGGATAGGAATTGATGTATCCGTTGTCCTGACTGCAATTAAAGGAGTAGGGCATGGATAAAAGCCTTCTAAATTATAAGGGTCATCATCTTCTGCTAGAATATCCCTATATCCTGAAGCCATATAAATACGTTTTCGCTGAACCTTATCCCAAATCTCCCAAACTTCTGCTCTGTTGTATAATTCATTTTCATTGTATTCTGCGGATTCTGGCATCCAGTTCAGAGGTATATCCTCTGCATCCTTAAATCCTCTTGAGATTAAATCATCTCTAGTTAAAAGATGCCTTCTAGCTCTCCATGTTGCATCTTCTGATCTTCGTGCAGGGCTTTCTCGGTAATCTTCCCAATGGACATACTCAAAGCGTACACGCTGGTCGCCCAGACGCTCCACTTCTTGTGTTTCCTTTTCCATTGTTTTGCCATCTGTATCTTTTACTTCTACAGTTACTTTTTCAGATACTAGAATTGGCTCATACACTACCCAAACAACCCCTCTGCCTGGGAGCAGGTAATCTTCAAGGGCAGATTCTATTGGTAGATCGGCACGATTCGTGTCAGATTCATATTGAAGCGCACGTTCCAGCAAAATAGCAACATCACGCCCAACAGGGTTCGGATCATGGAACCTGCGCCTGACATCAGGTTCAGCCATCTTAGCAAACAATGAGGCTTTCAGGGTTTCGGTATTAGACCATAGAATATTGAATTTTCGGCTCAATGCTCCTGTGATCGAATAACCTTCCCGTTCATCACGATAGCGGTCAATAATAATATTGCCCCGTTCTCGCCAGTCTCGCTCGTAATTACTGGCTGCGTCTAATTCCTTTTGCCAGTATAGAGCAGAGCCGTATAAAGTTTCTTGTTCTTCTCTGGTTTCGTTAGCCATCTGCTAATGGTTCCTTGATTATTTCCCTTACGGACTGCCCTGCTAAATGGACAGTCATCCGATCTCCTGATTTAAGATGGTGCCACCACTTCAAATCTTTCCCGTTTTCCACCAATTTATAACCGCAACTCTCAGGAAGCCAATCTGCTGCCCGAATTTCTGCTGGTGTTAAAGTAACGCAGTTTGAAACTAAATCTGATCTATTGGGGTAATCAGTACACCTGCAAGTATCGTGATCCAATAAGTGACAAGCTACGTTGCTATAACAAACAACTCCTGTTCTTGCATTTCTCGCTTTTACTAAACAACACTTCGCACAACCATCACAAAGAGATTCCCATTCTTCCGAGGTCATTTCCTCTAGGGTTTTCTCTTTCCAAAACTCAGCCAAACTGCGGTCCCATCATTGGTGAAGGGGGAGGCCCCTGCATTGGCCCTTGCATTTGAGGGGCTACCGCCATTTGTGGATTCATAGGTTGCATAGCTGGCGGTGCAACAGGCATCCGCATTGGAGGAGGCCCAGGCATAAACTGAGCCTGTGCAATCATTTCTTCTATGGGGATTTCTTCCTTAGACTTCGTTGTGATCTTTGGACCTGTATAATCTTGCGGAGTTTCAGTTCGCTCTGTTTTAATTATTATTTTTTCAGGTCGAGCAAGAATTTCCGCAACCGCAGTAATGTCCTCTCCGTTGACATCAAATTCGCCCCCCACAACTTCTTCAAAATTATAATTGTCAGCCATTAAATTCGAGGCTCCAATAAATTATTTCTTTCCTTATCATGGATATTCCACATCTCGTCAAGTGTAGATTGTTGCAAAAGTGTCTCTTGCAAGTCTGGCTTCTTCTTTTCTGGCTTAATATTTCGATAAGCCATTGCAGCATAACGAAAAGAATCACTTGCATGGGAAGCCCAATTATGTAGTGGAGTTTTCCGAAATACTCGCTTTACGTCATCCCACTCTCTTTGATAACTACGCAAAGCATTGATGCCCTGTTCACAATTTAATTCATCAAAATAACAATGCTGTAATAACAGCCTTGCTGCGTTGATCCCATCTTCTACTTTATGGTTGGGTACAATACGAGGTCTGCGCCCCATATTTATGAGGGTTTCTGCCCTGGTTCGGCCTGTTCCTAGCTCTCTAACCTTGGCATCATGGGGGAGCCAGTCATCCCCATACCAGTATCCTTTTTGCTCCATTACCTTGACGTAATGTTCAAGCCCTACCCCCGAATGCTCGTAGAAATCCACGAAACGAACTTCTCCCAACGTAACTTGAAAGAACCAAAGACTGCAACTGTCTGAGATGCCCAAGTCCCAAGCAACGTGAACGGGGAGAGCAGGGTCAACCTCAACCTGAGTAATTCGGTTTTCTTTTTCAGCATCTTCAATAATCGCTCCATAATAACTTCCTTTGATTGCGGCAGACCACGAACATTCAAACTCTTGTTTATATTCGTCATCCCCCATTTCCTTACGGGCTGCGTCTAGCTCTTTTTGATCTAAGACCTTGGTTTCTGATGCCCGATATATTTTACGAAACCACTCTGAGTCTGTTTTTGTGTCCTCAAATAACCGCCAAAAATGATTTTTTCCTTTTGGCGTTCCAATAAAGATTGCCCATCCTTTTCTGTCAACTAAAGCTGGCCGTATAATTTCACTCCACACACGGGGCGACATATCTGCATACTCATCTAATACTACACCATCTAAGAAAATACCACGCAAAGCATCTGGATCATCACCTGCACCAGCAAGACGTATTCGGCTTCCGTTAATTAAATCAACCCGTAATTCTGACTGGTTAATCTTAGTCCCAGGCATATCCTTGGTGTAATAACAAAGATAATCCCACGCTACTTGTTTTGCCTGGCGGTAATATGGAGCAAGGTACATGAACCGCCCATCTTTACGTTCAGTTTGAATTTCTAGGGCTTTTCTTAATAACTCGGTAACTGCGTAAACACTTTTCCCCCATCTTCTGTGGCTGACACAAATTTTGAAGCGAGATTGATCTGCATGAAGATCATACTGCTGTGGTCGTGGGGTATATGGAATTGTTATGTCCATTATGCACCAAAAAAAGTTTCCATATCCATTATTGTTTCTGCGGAAGTAGGCAACAAGGGATGAGAGTATAGCTTTACGATTTGTTTTACCATGCCCCGTGGGATGTACCAAACACCTCCAACATCTTCTTCCAATAAGTTAGGACCTACACTTTGTGCTACTGCAATTACATTATTTTTGTTAGAGGGCACAACCCACCCTGTTGTATAAACGACAGGTAGCTCTACCTGCTCTGCTTCTTTTACATCTACCCACCCCGAATGATTTTCTGCATCAACCCATACTACACAAACAAACTCAGTCATTTTTTAGTATTCCATCTCTCTTTAGCCCGAATAGACCATCTTTCAAAGGTTTCGCTGTCAATATCTGCATTAACTACTGTAGCTTCTTTAGGAATTGAGGTATGTAATGCCACTACTTCTCCGTCTTTTATTTCTACAATAGCAGGGCCACAAAACGCATCTTTACTAAAACCAGTCTGGTTTTTCTTAATTGCTCGTACTTCTTTCATGCAAGATGATAAAGATTCCATAGGAATATACTGTGTGAGTTTGTTTTCCTGGTCATTCATGTTGCCAAACATAAACATGACAATAATGCTAATGACCTCCATTAACTTCTCTCACTCTGTTTTTTAACGTTTCAATATCCTCCAACATTTTATTAATATCTTCCTGCGCCCGCTTAATATTGACAGTATTCGACATCATGCTTTCCATCTCGTCTTGTATGTTCTCAACTTGAGAACTCACAAATTCTATGAGCAAGTCTTGCTGCTGATCTGCTGGTAGGGCACCCATTTCCCCTCTGGGCCATTTAATCCGAAACTCAGTATTCTGTGCGACTTCGTTGACTTTAATAATTTCAATAGCGTTTTGTAATCTATTAACCTCAGACTCCAAATCTTTTTGCATAATTTCTCTTGAGGTTTCCAGTTGATTTAATCGTTCCTGAATACCGAAGAAAGCCCATACACCAACACTTACTGCTACCACAATACTGATTAAGTTCCGCATTGGCATAGATATAGCGGTGTTATCAGATACCTTCATCTTGCAGCGCTTGATCCAAAGTAGAAGCTAATAATTGCAGCTAACGTATGTAAATACATAGGTGCAAGGGGAATACCATGCACTTCAGTCCAGATTACTTCTGAGGTTGAGTTCCAAATAAAGGGAATCGAAAATGCGCCATCTTGGGTTTCAGATACCATAATGGGTACACCAAAGAACGGCGCAGCAAACGGCACAGCTACAATAGCAATTACGCAGATAAGAGCGATAGTTCGTCTTGTCCATGCAAAGTTCTTGTCCTTTAGGCCATGATCTCTGGCCTTCTGGATCAATTCCGCCTGGGCGTTCATAGCCCGTAGCTTCATTTCTTCTTGCTTGGCACGAGCTTTACCCATTTGCCCAAGCATAGTTGTTACGAATCCTAATATTGATCCGCCTAACAAAGTTGTAACCAATTCCATGTTATGAGTCCTGCGGCTTGTCCCAGACTTGGTATAAGCACCAGTCTGTGTGTGGTTCTTCCCAAATACCGACAGCTAATGCTCGATCAGGAGAACCACCCTTCTGTAAATAATCTTCTCGCCAATTTAGATTCGCCCAAACACTAGGTCTGTGACGCTGCCATTGGTCATGGCCTTTTTTACAGGCCCACAATCTTTCAGGGCAAACCAAGGCCATTCGCTCTACCCCAATAGTAAAGGCATGGTCAATGAATTTTCTTATTTCCTTAAAGGGAGGATTTGTAACCAGCAGCTTTGCTGGTGCTTTTTTAGTTTCAAAAAAATTATCCCCTGTAGCAATATCACCTTGAATAACATCTGTACCAGTTAATCTGATTGCATCTGCAAACCGCCCATCACCACAACAAGGTTCCCATACTTTTTCCGACCCAAGAGGCAAAGACAGCCTGCTGACTACAGCCCCAACTACTGTATGTGGTGTAGGGTAGTAATCGTTAGGTTTGCGGCCCTTATTCATTTTTCTCTATTGAGTCAGGCACAGGGGTCACATCAATGATCTTCCCTTCATCTGGGCGTTCCAATGCAAACCGTACCGTTATATTTTCAGGCACACCTTCATGCACCGTCTTATTCGTATCTTGCCAGCCATCACGGGCCTTCAACCAAAATATACTAGCTATCGTATCCTTGCCGCTAATTGCCCGACCATATAGACTCTTGGCGACAGTCATATTAGCTCTCGCAACGCCTGTGTCCAGTTCATCCCGATAAAATTTCCGTAAAGTCTTGGGGGCAATATCTAATAACTTAGAGATCATGGTCTGTTCCATCCCCATTCCAACTGCCTCTAAGACCATATTCCTTGACTGGTCAGTAGGCTTATGAGGAGGCCGACCAGCTTTTTTTATTTTTTTTAGATTTTGTTCTGGAGCTTCGTTACGTCTTTGTTCAATTTCCATAGCTTTATTTCTATCCGTATTCTTCTTATCCACTCTGATTCAAAGCCACGCCTTAATACATAGGCACGACCTATACTTAGAAAAAAATAACAAGCTGTAATTCCTGTTGCCTGGACAGGAGAAGGATGTATCCCAAATAACGGCAACCCCCAAAATGTAAATGCCCAACTCACTATGAGGCCTACTACCGCATTTGTATTCGCCTCAACAAATGACATCAATTTACTTTGTGGGATCATTTTTTTATATCTCCGCAGTATCCTGTTTAGAGGTACACTCCTTACACAGCCGATTACCAATCCAATTCGACTTAAATTCCACATTACACTTCAAGCATTTGCGTACTTTAGCAACATGCTTTGGGTTCTTGTCCTTGTCAGGACTGGTAATAGAAATGTATTTAACATTCATTTACCGTACATAGCAAGGACCGCCAGCCAACACAAGGGAGGTAAGTGTCGGCTGCGCTGCTGCATCAGTTATATTGTGCGCTGCGGGAAAGACGGAGAACTTTCCAACGGTCAAATTCTGGCATATCTTGAAACTAGGGATACGTCAACTGAACTGGTTTGAACTGGTTTGTAGAATGGGGGTTTGGGGTATGGGAGAGGTACTCTTAGGTTCATATATATACATACCCCCCTACCGACATAGACCAAAAAAATAATAAAACAAGAGCAAAGCAGGGTCCCCCTGGGGGT